GAAGATGGAACCCTAACCTTTGGTTCGGTGTTAACGCCAGATTTATCAGAACAATTCAATGACAACTTAGCTGAATACTTAGAGCAAGATGAGCTCGATGTTATTTACAGTGATTTAGTTGACGCCGTAGAAGCCGACAAATCCTCGCGACAAGGTTGGGAAGATACTTACAAGGAAGGTTTAGAAACTTTAGGAATGAATTACGAAGAAAGGTCACAACCTTTCGAGGGTGCCTCTGGCGTTATGCACCCACTATTAGCAGAATCGGTAACTCAGTTTCAAGCACAAGCTTACAAAGAAATACTACCATCGAATGGCCCAGTAAGAACTCAAGTAGTTGGTGCTAAAAATCCAGACAGTGAAGCACAAGCTGGTCGTGTTAGTGAATTCATGAACTATCAATTGATGAATGTCATGGAAGAATACGATACTGAAACAGATCAAATGTTATTTTATTTACCATTATCTGGTTCAGCATTTAGAAAAGTTTACTACGATCAAAATTTAGGTCGTGCTGTTTCTAGATTTATTCCAGCAGAAGATTTAGTTGTGCCTTATGCCACAACTGATATTTACAGTGCTGGCAGAATTACCCATATCGTTGATATGTCTATGAACGATATTAAAAAATTACAACAAGCTGGATTTTACCGAGATGTCGATATATCTGAATCAATGATAGTCGATACCGATACAGATTCTATTCAAGAAGAAATAGATGAATTGCAAGGTGTCGAACCTAGCTATGGAGAAAGCGATCAATGTGAACTTTATGAAGTACATACTGACTTGGATATTCCAGGGTATGAAGATGTAGATGCTGAAGGTGAACCTACAGGAATTAAATTACCCTATGTGATTACGCTTTCAACTACTACTAACGAAGTATTATCTATTAGAAGAAACTACAGACAAAACGACCCATTAAAAAAACGCATAAATTATTTTGTGCACTATAAATTTTTACCGGGATTAGGTTTCTATGGATTTGGGTTAACTCACATGATTGGTGGGTTATCAAAAGCGTCAACATCTATTCTAAGACAATTGATAGATGCTGGTACATTGTCTAACTTACCAGCTGGTTTTAAAGCAAGAGGTATTCGTATCAGAAACGATGACCAACCGCTACAGCCGGGTGAGTTCAGAGACATGGATGCCCCTGGCGGGAGCTTACGAGATGCTTTTGTCCCACTGCCATTTAAAGAGCCATCTGGCACTTTACTTAATCTGCTAGGTACCTTAGTAGATAGTGGCAGAAAATTTGCAGCCTTAGCTGAAATGCAAATTGGCGATGCTAACCAAAACATGCCAGTTGGTACTACCGTAGCTTTACTAGAGCGTGGTACCAAAGTCATGTCAGCAATTCATAAAAGACTGCATTCTTCACAAAGATTTGAATTTATTTTATTAGCCAAAGTATTCGCTGATTACTTACCTCCAGAATATCCTTACATGACTTCTGCTGGTGATAGCGTAATTAAGCAATTGGATTTTGATGAACGTGTAGATGTTCTACCAGTTTCAGATCCAAACATTTTCTCCATGAGTCAACGTGTTATGTTGGCTAATGAAATATTGCAAGTCGTAAATTCAAATCCACAAATTCATGGGCCGCAAGGAATGTATGAAGCATATCGTAGAATGTATGCTTCGATGGGCGTACAAAATATTGAACAGTTATTGCCCCCACCACCACAGCCAATGCCTACTGATCCTGCTAGTGAAAATGCTTTATTGATTAAAGGTCAACCTTGTCAAGCTTTTCCTGGGCAAGATCATGATGCACACATTAATGTGCATATCTCATTAGCACAAACAAGTTCAGTAATGATTGAACCTGTTATCATGACTAATATTCAAGCACACGTTTATCAACATGTAGCTTTACGTGCAGCAGAAATTGTGGACATGCAAAATATGCAAGACCCAGAGTTTGTGCAAATACAACAAATGCTTATGGAAATGCCACCAGAAATGGCGCAACAACAACAACAAAAAATAAATGAAGCAATTGCTAAAGATGTAGCACAAATTCAAGCTGGATTAATGTCGCAAATCAATATGGCATTTGTCCCACCAGCACCACCAGCAGACCCACTAGTAGCTTTACGTGATAAAGAATTAGATATTAAGGCTCAAGATGTAGAACGTAAGAGCCAAGAATTTGCAGCTAGACAACAATTTGATGCTATGCAAGCCATGCAACAATTGGAATTAGCTAGAGAAAAATTAAATGTTTCTAGAACGATTGCCGAGATGAAAGACGATTTAGGTCGTGATAGGTTGGATTCTAGTACTAGAATAAAAAAAGCAGAGTTGCTGATAAAGAATAGAGGAAACCAATGAATGTGATAAGATTAAAAACGCTAGGGCCTAGTTTTCAATCTTCTCCCCTTGGCCCTAGCACTTTAAAAAGCTATGGCAATCACTAGATCACAACTTAAAAAAACTACTAAAAAAAGTCCGAAGGGCAAAATGCCCTCAAAAAATAAAAAGAATTTTAGACCTACTAAAAAAGGTGCAGGTATGACTGCAGCTGGAGTCAGAAAATATAGGAAGCTGAACCCCGGTTCTAAATTAAAAACTGCCGTAACTGGCAAGGTGAAGAAAGGAAGCAAAGCTGCTAAGAGACGTAAATCATTTTGTGCTAGATCAGCTGGACAAATGAAGAAGTTTCCTAAAGCAGCTAAAAATCCTAATTCAAGATTAAGACAAGCAAGACGAAGGTGGAAGTGTTAAATGGCTACAAATACTAGAAATAAAAAAACTGTAAAAAAAGTAATTAAAGGTTTGAGAAAGGCTAGCAAAACTCATGCTAGTCAAGCTAAATCTTTAACTGCTTTAAAATTAAAAAAAGGCGGCAAAGCTAAAAAGAAAGGTGGTTCTAAACCAACCAATCCAGCTTTATATGCTAGAGTAAAAGCAGAAGCTAAACGTAAATTTAAAGTTTATCCTTCAGCTTATGCTAACGCTTGGCTAGTTAGAACTTATAAAAAACGTGGTGGCGGTTACAGAAGTTCTTAATGCCAACCAAGAGAAAAGATCCTAAGAAAGGTACTGGCAAGAAACCTAAAGGTTCTGGCAGACGTTTATATACTGACGAGAATCCCAAAGATACCGTTGGTATTAAATATGCTACACCTGCAGATGCGAGAGCAACTGTGGCTAAAGTTAAGAAAATAAAAAAACCTTTTGCTAGAAAGATACAAATATTAACCGTGGGCGAACAACGATCAAAAGTTGCAGGAAAAACTCAACAAGTTAAAATATTTGCACAAGGAAAAAAAGCAATAAGGAAAAAACATGGCAAAGCCTAGTGGCGGATTAACAGAATGGTTTGGTAAAGGACCTAAAGGCGATTGGGTTGATATTGGCGCACCAAAGAAAAAAGGTAAGTTTCAAAAGTGTGGTCGAGCTAAAGTAAAAGGTTCTAAAAGAAAATATCCTAAATGCGTACCCAGATCGAAAGCTAAAAGCATGACAGCCGCACAAAGAAGTAGTGCAGTTAAAAGAAAACGTGCAGCTGGTAATCCGGGTGGTAAACCTACCAACGTAAAAACTTTTGCTAAAGACGGCAAACTAATACAAAAATTCCACAAAGGTTGTGGTAAGGTGATGTCAAACAGAAGAAAGAAAACTAGATATTCATAAAAATTAATGGCAGAAGATCTTAATTTAGCCGAATGGCTATTAAAAAAAATTAGACAAAGACAAGAAGATATCCTTGAAACATTGGGTGCAGGTAATATACAATCTGTTGAAGATTATAGATTTCACATTGGAGAGTTAACAGCACTTCGCTCCATGGAATCAGAAATAAGAGAAGTGTTGCAAGAAGAGGATTAATCGATGACCGAACTAGCAGTTCCAAACCACATCGCAGACGAAATAAAAAAAGAGCGAGAAGACGCAGCAAGATCAGATGTAGATAAAGCTTATGTCAAAACTGAAGACAGAGTTTTAGATCCTACCTTGCTAGATAAATCATTACTAGAAAGAATGCCTAATCCCACTGGCTGGCGTATATTGGTTTTACCTTACAAAGGTAAAGGCGTAACCGAAGGTGGCATACACTTAACCACATCTACTTTAGATCGAGAATCTTTAGCTACAGTAGTTGCCTATGTTTTAAAAGTAGGCCCTACCGCGTATAAAGATAAAGATAAATTTGAAGGTCAGACTTGGTGCAGAGAAAAAGATTGGGTATTGATTGGCAGATATGCGGGAGCTCGCTTTCGTTTAGAAGACAATCACGAAGTAAGAATTATTAATGATGACGAGGTAATCGGAACCATTAATGATCCCGATGATATTAAAACTTTATAGGTGATTTATGGCTGAACAAGAATATGCTTTACCAGATATTTCAGAAGAACAAGTAGAGAAAGCTGCTTTACCAGTTGGTAGAAGAGCTGATCAAGAAGCTTCTGATGAAACTAAGTTCATTGATCTTGAAGAAAACAAGGATGAACTTAAATCTATTGAAGAAGATACTATTCAAGAAAACTTTGAAACCAGTGACAAGGTAGTAGAAGAAAACAAAGACAAAGGCGAAGTTGAAAAGAAAGCTGCTTATGCACAAAACAGAATTAACAAAGCTGTTGCTCAAGCAAAAGATTTTCAACGTCGTGAACTTATGGCTGTGCAATATGCTAAACAGCTAGAAGAAGAAAATAATAAATTAAAAGCGACCAAACAATCTTTTGAAAAAAATATGTTTGATAGTCGTAAGAGCGAAACTGATTCAACTATTGAATTAGCTAAACAAGCTCACAAACAGGCCGTTGAGGCAAACGATGCCGAAGCCATAGCAAGAGCTACTGAATTGTTAAGCACTGCTATTGCCGAAAAAAAATACATTGAAGCATCTCAACAAAGAAGCCAGTTTGAAGAAGATTATAATCAAGCAGTAACTCAAGAAGTTGAGAGCCC